ACCAGTGTGTGGTCGACGTCTGGCACATAGGTCTGCCCGTCCACGGACACGTCCATGTTGCCAAGCGTGGCTGGGTCGGACTGCAGTGTGAACTGCGTTGTGACGCCGTCGCCAGTGAACGTGTCGTAGCGCATCGTGGCGTAGGCCACGGCGGTGGCGAGATCCGACAACTGGTAATTCTGCAGGCCGTCGGCGGCGGTGTTCCAGCCGATCAGTGCAGTGGACTCAGGCGCGGGTAGTTCGACGTCTGCGCCGGTCGTGACGCTGGCGCGCAGGGAGCGGTTGATCTCCTCCTTGAGCTGCTGCACCTGCATGACGATTCGGTCCAGTTCGTTCTCGAGCGCGGCCGGGCTGAAGTTGCCACCCGACGGAATGTCCAGGGGCTGGTCGTAGTCGAGATCGCCAGTTATGGAGAGCACGCTGCCCACGGGCAGCGCTGATCCGCTGATGGGATAGGTCACCGTGCCGCCAGGGCTGGTGTCCTGGTTCGCGTTCAGGCTGACGCTGTAGTCGGTGTTGAGCACCAGTGCGGTCTCGACGCCCAGGCTATCGGCGATGGTGACGGCGATGTCGCTCTCAGCGAAAACCTTGAACGTGAACGGCCAGCTGGTCTGCGCGCCGGTGCCAAGAAGAGGCCCGGCCTTGCGCTGGGTAGAGGGTGTTGTCATTGCGCGGGACTCCTGCGAATTGCCTCATGGTAGAGGCGGGAGTCACGTTCACGGACACACTACTTACTGGCTGGACTGGGGGTTCCGGTGACCACTCCGCGCGCCAGGTCGACCGGCCCAGTCGGGTCGATCTTGTCATCAGCCACGCCTGCCAGATACCCCAGCGGGCGGGCTACGGCCACCGCCGGCAGACCCGTTGCGATGCTCACGGCGCTGGCCACATCGCGCACCATGTTGCGTTTGTTCACGTCGCCAGTGATCGCCTTGTAGATGTCCACCGGCACGCCCACTGCAGACTCGAGCAAGCTCACCGCAGGTGACAGGCTCATCTTGTCGTCGGCCGGATTGCCGTTGAAGCGGTTGATGCCGGCGTTGGCCAGCTGCCCGATGAACGGCACCATGGCCAGGCTGCCCTTGATCGTGCCCATGCCGAACACGGCGGCCAGCCAGTCGTCCAGGTAACCGTCCTTGTCCTCGTCGTCCGGGCCCCCACGCATGGCCTGCGCGATCGCCTCGGCAATCCACAGAGGCACCAGCATGCCGAGCGCCACGACGCCCAGCGCCTTGCCTGCACCCTTCTTGAGGCCCATCTCCTGGGAGATCTTCTTGAGCTCGGTCGCGTTGGTGTTGGCCATCATGTTGAAGTAGCCCACGAACTGCGTGAACATCCGAGCGTAGGCTGGGCCTGTCTCGATACGGCTCACGTCCTCGGGCAGCGTGCTGCCCTGGGTGGTGCGCACCACACTGTCGGCATGGCGCACGGCATCGCGCTCGCCCTGCCCTTGCGCGATGGCGTCGTTGTAGGCCGCCGTCCAGATGATGGGCTCCATGGTGTTGGCCATGGCCGTCTGCAGGAAGTAGGCGTGCTTCTGGCTCCAGGCCTGTGCCTTCTCGTACAGGTTGGGGTCCAGCAGGATCTCGTCCATGGCGTCGTTGATGGCCGAGATCTCGTTGTCCATGCGGTTGGCCATGAACTCACTCGCATCGCTCACGGTCTTGGCCATCTTCTTCGGGCTGGCGATGAACTCGGCTGTCGCCTTCATCATGCTCGAGGGCTTGACCTTCACCGCGGCCAGGCTGAAGCCCGTGAGCTGCTGGATCGTGTTGCTGACGTTGGCAAACATCAGCGCCATGCCTGCCCGGTTGCGCGCCGCGGAGAGCACGCGCGAGACACCGCCGTCGCCCGCGATCGGGGTCTCGACGATCTGGCGGGCGCTGCGGTTGAGCCACGGCGTCAGCATGCCAGCGTAGGCGGTCGGGTCGATGCGGCCCAGCGAGTAGCTCACGCCCTTGCGTGAGAGCAACTTCTGCACGTCACGCACCGCGGGCTCCATGTGCGAGAACAGCAGCACCTTGTCGATGTGCTGGCCGATCGTGCGCAGGTCCAGCATCAGCGGGCGGTTGTACTCGACGCGGCCCTTGGTGAAGCCCTTGTTGGTGCCGGGGAAGCTGAACGCCATGTTCTCGTTCTCAGCCTCGGCCAGCTTGCGGAGATCCGCGTCTTGCACGATGCGCGGATCGGCCTGGGCTGGCACGTAGCCGCCACGGTAGCTGCCGAACGGGGTCTCGAAGCTGTCGGCCGTGACCTCGGCGAAGTAGCGCCCGAACACGTCGCGGTGCGTCTTCTGTGCCAGGGGCTTGGTCTCTTCCAGCAGATCCCACACGCCCTGCGCAAAGTCGTAGTGCGCCTTGTTGAGCACGCCGGTGTCGTGCATGCGCTTCAGGAACGCATCCCACTTGGTCGTGTCCAGTGTGCCGTCGTCGTTCTCGGTGGCCCAGCGTCGGCCCAGCAGGAGCTTGCGCTTGTTCGACTCGTTGCCGGTGTGCAGGATCGCGTGCAGCAGCTCGGCGTGGCCGATGCCGTTGTGACCCTTGCCAAAGGTGTAGCCGAGCTCGGGCGCCTCGATCAGGCCCTTGGTGAGTGAGGGCGCCACGTTGTCGATGAGCGCCTGGTACTTCTTGCGGTACTTCACGCGGTCAGCGCGGTAGGCGTTGGCGGCGTCCTTCACAGGCTGGAACACCAGCCGGGTGAATTCGTTGCCCATGCCTTGGGCCCACTGCTCCACCCGGCGCAGGATCGAGCCGGCGAACTGGAGCTTGCGTGCGAGCTCTTCGCGCTTGGTCAGCGCGCCGGACTCGCCGGGCATTTCCAGCGGCACACCGATGGTCTGCATGCGGGCCTGGAGCTCGTCCTCGGCGTCCTGCATGTCCATCAGGTTGCCGTCGATCTCCATCTGGCGGGAGCGCTTGGCCAGGTGCCACATGGCCTGCATCTCATCGTGCAAGCCGCGCAGCTCCTCCATGGTCATCTCGGCGATGGGCTTGGCGTTGGCGAGCGCCGCGTCCACCGAAGCCTTGAGCACACCGTGCATGGCCGGGTCGTTCTTCTCGACCACGTCCAGGTACTCGGTGGCCGACTTCTCCAGCCGGGGCGCCACGTCGTAAGACGCGAGGATCGCGCGCATGGCGTTGACCACGTCGGGGTCGCGGCCCTTGGTGACGGTCTTCTCGTTGCTGTCCTTGGTCACGCGCCGGAAGAACTCGAGGATCTTCTTGGCTTCAAGCTGCGCTTCCTGCAGCGCCTTGACCGTGTAGTTGTTGAGCACCTGGTCGCGCTTGGCGGACACCGCGTCCTTGGTGTTGCCCGCGGCCGTGGCTTCCTGCCAGCGCTTGCCGGCTCGGGCCTCGGCAGCGCGGTGCTGGTGCGCGGCGTTGCGCAGATCCTTGACCCGGCGGCGTGCCACCAGGTTCTGGGCGAACTGCTTGGCCGCCTCGGTGATGGCGTTGACAGTGATCTTGCTGCCCTTGGCGTTCACCTGGCCGGTGTCCTGCCGGGGGTTGAGCATCTCGGCCTGGGACTTGAGCTCGGTGGCCAGGGACTTGGCGCGGGCCTCGTTGTGCACGGCCTCGTTGGCGGCGTCCTCGATGGCGCGCTGGTCGACCAGGTCACCGTGGCGCTCGAGCATGCGCTGGTCGGTCATGCCTTCGATCATGTCGGCCTTGCTGCCGAAGGCGTCGATGGCGGCCAGCATCTCCTCGACCGTGGCGTAGCCGAAGCTGTCGGCCACGGTGGCCATGTCCTGGTCGGTCGCGTTGACCGGGCGCTGGGGTTTCGGGTTGGCCTTGTCCCACTCGATCATGCGGGCCTCGACCAGGTTCTTGATCGTGCGCTTTTGCTTGGCCAGGAACTGGCCCTTCTTCAGGCCCTTGAGCTCGCCGTTGGCGGCTACTTCCTCGGCGACCAGCTGCTGCGTGATCTCCTCGGTGGTGGCCTCGAGCGCCGCCTTGCGGGTTTCCTTGTGCTCGTTGAGCAGGACCTGGTGGTCAGGGGTCACCTGCAGCGCGTCCAGCGCCGCCTTGGCACGCACCTCGGGCATCTGGTTCACCTCGATGGTGACCTCTTCCTCGATGCCCTTGCGCAGCTCGGCGGCCTGCTTCTGCAGGGCCTTGATCGCTTTGTTGCGGGCGTTCACCGCCCACTTGAGATCGCGCAGGGAGCGGGCCTGCAGTTTCTCAATCGCCTCGTTGGTTGCGTCGAAGTCGGGCAGGAGGCCTGCGGTCTCCTCGGCCTGGGCGATCTGTTCGTCGGTGGCGACCATGCGGTCGAACACCTTGCGGATCTCGTCGCTGACCTGCAGGTTGCGCCCGCGCATGAAGTGCGTGAGCGACTTGTAGACGTTGACCATCCAGGAGCGGAAGCGCCGGAAGAGCCCCTGCAGTTCGGCGTTGGGGGCCTTGCCCTCGAGGAGGTATTGCTCGAACGACTCGGCCCACTTCTCGTGGTACGGGCGCTTCTGGTCCAGGGTGTAGGAGTTCCAGGTCGCCAGATCCGGCACGCCAAACCACTTCATCGTGGCGGCCATGTCGTCGACGATCTGCTGCGGGGCGTTGGGCTGGCTGGCCAGGTCGGCCATCACCTCAAGGAAGAAGTGGCCAGACTCGTGCAGGAATGTGGAGAGGTCGGCGTTCTCACCCAGCGTGACCAGCAGGGTTTGCGGGTTGAAGGTGCCGCGGGGGCCTTGTTCTAGCGGTCGGTCTGCGGTTTGCTCGGGGGCTCCGCTTGCGGTGCCTGCTCGACGGGCGTCGAGGGCTTCGCGGAGGAGCTGGGTCGCTTCTGCCCGAAGATTATCCGGCCGCCTTTGAGCGGGTGATTGTCGGGAAGCGGTGTTCCCTTCGGGTTGTGTGTCAGTTTGCCCATAGCCATAGTCCTCCTTGCTGGGAAATGCAGAGTAAATTGTATCACTTGCTACATCGAACTCGCCGCCCAGGTGGTCGAATATCGTCTTGGAAAGCTCCTCGGTAGTGAGGTTGCTGTAGTTCAGGATCACCATCTGGCCGTCGGCCGTGGTGTGGCCGCCGACCAATTCTTGCCCGCCGCTCTTGAGCTCCCACAGACGGTCGTACAGTGCCGCGACCTGGGCCTCGCCGTAGCCTTCGGGCAGCTGGATCGTGACGGCGCCGACTTCCTCGGAGCCCACCACCTGGTCCTCGGTTACCACCATCATGCTGTCCTGCGCGAGCGCATGGCCCAGCAGCTTGGCCGCGGTGAGACTGAGCTCAGGGCGTGCCAGGCGCAGCGTCATGGAGGGGTTGGTGGCGCCCATGTAGCCACCGAGCTGCATCACGAAGTCGCCATCGGTGCCGAGCTCTTTAAGGACCTTGGGCACGACCTTGGCGGCCACCTCCTGGCTGATGCGCAAACGCTCCTCGGACGACAGCGCGTTCCACTCGGCGGTCAGTGCTGCGTCGTTGGGATCGGGTGCGACCTCGAACATAATCTTGGCGGTCGGGGTCTCTGCAGCACCCACGTTGCCACGCTCGTCGATGGCTTTCTGCGCCGGGCCTTCGTAGGTACGGCTGGGCGTGTCGTTGAACGGCACGTCGGTCCACGACGGTGGGGTGATGTCACCAGCCAGCTCGAGGATCTCTTTCTGCGCCTGCTCCTGGTCGATCTCACCCGCCTTGTAGCGCTCCCAGATCGCGTTGGCGGGTTTCTTGAGACCGCTCTTTTTGGCTGCCTCGAAGAGCCCGCGCACGGCCTCCCAGGTGATCGACTGCATCTCGCGTGGCAGGATGCCGCGAGCTTCAGCCGCGCGACGGTAGGCCTCGAGGTAAATCGGGTAGGTGCCATTCAGGCCAGTCACCGCAGACGATGAGGAGCCACCGCCACCGAACGCCTGGGCGACCTCGATGTCGGCCGACGCCAGGGGGCGCAGCAGTGCGGCCGCCACCGCGTGCGTGTCGATCGTTGCGTAACCCAGCTCGCTGTTGGGCGCGAACAGGTTGTTGTAGAAGTTGCGGACCTTGTGCTCTTTACCGATCTGGTAGTGCACGTTCTCGGCACGCCCGTCCATCAGCACGGAGATCGCTTTGGCGATCGTGCTGTACGACTTCCACATCATCGTGGCATCGGCACCCTTGCCGGTCTTGACGTAGTCGGCCGCACCGCCCTCGGGCGTGAGCACGCGGTAGGCGCGGTTGTTGTAGGTCTGGTCGTAGACACGCGCCCAGCGGGCCGCGATGTCGGGCGTGGCCAGCAGCTCGCCCAGGGTCTTGCCGACGGCCGCTTCCATGCGTGGATCGAGTCCGTCTTCGCTCGAGATGCGCCGGGCCTCGGCCGTCATCGCATCGTCCCAGGCGAAGTCGCGCAGGCCGAACACCATGTCGGCGATGCGCTCGGCCTGGCTCACGTTGGCGAACCAGCCATTCTGTGGGGACAGCACAGCGATCGCTGCGGCGCCTTGCATCTCGCTGATGCCGTAGCGATCGGCCCAGGCCTCCACCGTCTTGCGCCCGCCGTCGTACCAGAGGTGAGCGCGTTCGCGCATCTCCTTGGGCATGTGGTCGTGCAACCACAGCAGGTTCTTGGTGACGTGGTCGATGAACGCCTCGACGTTCTTGACCGGGTCCTTGGCGCCCTTGCCCCTGAGCTTGCGCACGTTGGGCAGGCCCTGCAGCGCGGCGACGTTCTTCTCGAGCGTCTTGGTGTCGGAGAGCACCGTGTCGAAGGTGATGTTTAGCACGCTGGCCAGGGGGTCTTCCGTGGCCTTGACGGCAGAGGGCAGACGGCTGGAGAGCGATTGCGCGTAGGTGCCGCCCTTCTTGCGCACCTGCAGCTCACGGCCCTCGATGCGCATGTCGTAGTCGGCCCAGGCGGGCATGGACTGCATGCGCTCGAGCTTCATCTGCAGCATGGTGGGCTCGCCGCTGGCCTGGGTTTCCCATTGCGGTTCGACCGTGGCCAAAGGCGCCACGCGCTGACCGTTGTCGATGCGACTCTGCGCACCCAGCAGCTCGGGCTTGAAATTCTGTTTGCCCAGCATGATGACCTGGCCAGGTTGCGTGCCGTCCATGCGGGTCAGGTAACCGTTGTAGCCCAGGTCCAGGAGCTTGGACTCGAACGCACGGGCGTCACCGCTGCGCAGTTTGAGCGGGTCGGCATCGCTGTCGTAGACGCCGGTCAGTTGCACGCGGTGCGCACGGCCACCCACGCCACTCTCGGGGCGGATGCCGGTGCCTTTGTCGAAGTAGAACGACAGGCGCTGACGCAGGCGTTTGTCGGGGTGGTTCAGGATCTCGTCGCGGGCGCTGCCCTTGAGACCGGTGCCAAAGGCTTCGGTGGTCAGCACGCTGCGATCGACGGGGCTGAAGTGGTAGCCCTCGACCGAGACCTCGCCGACCTTCTCGCCGGCGTTCAGCACGGCGCCCTGCCCTGCCTGCGCGCCGGCCTTGAGGCTGTAGCGCTGGTAGAGCTCCTCGGGCGTGAGCCCTAAGCGTGCTGCCATCGTGCTGAAGAAGTGCATCTGCAGCGTGGCGTAGGCTTCATTGACGTCGGAGCTGAAGCGCCCTGCGTCGTTGAGCTGGGTCCAGATCGTGTTCTTGACGTTCTCGCTGCTGGTGGCCCAGGCCTGCTGGTCCTGCGCTTCGGTGAGCACGCGCTCGGCTTCGTTCTTGATGAACTCCTGCGCCTTCTCACCGGCCTGCTGCACCTCGATGCGCGAGAGCGACTCGGGGGTCATGCGGGCGTTGTCGTTGAGCACTTGCTCGAGCGGTGTGCCCGGCGCAATCGTCAGCACGTCGGCCATGGGGATGGCCACGGGGCTGGAGCTCGCGGCGGCCTCGGCGATCTGCTCTTGCACGGAGGCCGGCAACTGCGCCAGCACGTCCTGCGGGAGCTGCGCCAGCACCTGGCCGTCGACGAAGATCTCCTGCTTGGCGCCGTCGTTGTTGTCGAGCACCTGCTGGATGTGCGCACGGAACTGCTCGGGGCTGCGTTGGCGCAGGAGTGACTGCGCGGCCAGGGCCATCTGCTCCTGGAACTGGTCCTGCTCGAAGGTCAGCTTCTGGTTGCTGGCCTTCTCGATGATTTTGTCGATGCCCTTGATCGTGGTGGTCTGCACGCCCACACCCACGAGCGTGGCGATGAAGGTCTGGTAGGCCGCGTCCGGGCGCTCGGCGATGAAGTCGCCCAGCGTCTTCTCCGGGTGCAGATTCATCCACTCGTTGAAGTCCTGCGCGACGGTGGTGACCTGCTCGGTCCAGCCTTCGCTGAACATTTGCTTGCCGATGGTCTTGACCAGCCCTGTGTTGGCGGCGATGTCGCCGAACAGCTTGGAGGCCGGGATCTGCTCGAACACGTACTCGAACGCCGCCTCGGGGATGGCGTACTGCCCCGCCTGCAGGATGCCCTTGCCCTGCTCGCGCGCCTGGTTGAACGCATCGGCACCGACGCCGGCCGACATGAGCCCGGCCACGGCCGAGGCGGCAGAGTTCGCGGTCTGGAACAGTGAGCGCTCGAGACCAATGGGCAGCATGGCCAGGTTCTGGCCGGCCGACTGCAGGCCGGATTTGACGGCCTTGGCGGTGCTCGACTCGGCGTCCATGCCGAAGTAGTCCATCGACTCCTGTGCGCGCTTGGCGCTCTGGCGTGCGGACTTGGCGCCCGACTCCCAGCCGATCAGGTCGTTCACGACCCCGGCCACGTCGAACAGCATCTTGCCCACGCCCACCGTGGCGCCCAGGCCCAGCGAAGTGGCAGCACCCGCCAGATCCCGCGGCAGACCCTTCACGGTCTTCTCGAGGTTCTTCAGCGTGTCGAGGTCGTCCACCGAGGTGGTGGTGAACGTCGGGTCCATGAGCTGGCGGTAGAGCACCGGGGAGTCCTGCGCCATCGACAGCAGATCCACGGCACGGGCCTGCTCCTTGACGCGCAGCTCCTCGAGGTTGCGCTCGACCACGCGCAGCGGCACGCCGCTGGTTTGCGACAGACGCTGGCGCTCGGCGGCCACGTCGGGGTTGTCCTTGTAGGCCAGCTCCAGCACCGTGCGCACCTGATTCTGCTGCAGCTTCTGCTGCTCCTGCGCCATGGGCAGGTACGGGTTTTCCTCGTTGATGGGTGTTTGCGGTGCGCGCTCGCGGGCCAGCTGGAGGTAATCCGTCATTTAACCTGTCCCTTCGACACGTTCTTGTTTTTGCCGTCCACGAACATCTGCACGATGTTCTGCTCGGACACGGGCAGGCCCGTGGCCTTGAGCGCGGCGATGATCTGCAGGCGGTCGGTGGAGGGCACCGACGACACCGGCACGTTCTTGCCGTTCACGTTGACGTAGGCCTTGGCCATCTCCTCGGGTTTGAGCATGGCCACGGGTTTCTGGGAGTCAGGCCCCCACGCATCCACGTACACCTTGTCTAGCACCACTGAGTCGACGACCTTCTGCTTCTCATCGGCCGTGAGGTCCTTGCCGCCCTTGGCGAGCGAGGCTTGGCGCACGCGCCGGTCGATCTCGGTGGTGACCAGGGCCGCGGTCTCGGGGTCCTTGGTCTTGTTGACGCCCAGACCCACGAGCGCGGTGTTGATGCGTTGCTCGTCGGTGAGCATGCTGTCTTGCTTGGCGCTGCCACCCTTGGCCGCCGACGTCTGGATGTCGATCAGCTGCTCCATCTGGGTGGGGCCGATCTTCTCGGTGAGCCCGCGCAGGTCGACCTTCTCGCCCCGGGCGAGTTTCTCGCGGGTGTCGATGTAGGTGGCCCAGTCGGTCTTGACCGGGTGGCCCGCGACAGCGCGGTCGGCGCGTGCGCGCTGGGATTCCTGGAGCTGTGCGCGTTCGCGCCCGTCCATCCCGGCCAGCACGGCTTCGGGGATCTTCTTGCCTTGGGAGAACAGCTGCCAGGCCTGGTCGCTGAACTTGGCTTCGGTCTCGCGCTTGGCCTGCTCGACCATCGCGTGGTTGTTCTTGATCTCGACCAGGGCCTTCTCGCGTTTCTGCGGGTCCTTGATCCCGCCTGCTGCGGCCAGCTGCTCGGACAGGGGCTTGCCGGCCTGTTGCGCGGCGAACTGCGTGGCGAACTGGTTGTCGGCTTCCTTCTTCAAGACCTCTTCAACGCGGGGCTGGGCCGAGGCGGAGATCTCCACCTTGTTGGCGTCGTAGTAGGCCTGTGCTTTGGCGGGGTCCTGCTCGGCCAGCTTGGTGATCTGTGCCAGGTGCAGCCCGCTCAGGTTCTTGAGTTGCTCGGCCTGCACCTGCTCGGTGGTCCAGCCCTTGCGTGCGCCCTTGGCCGCGGCCATGTTGCGCAGCTGCTCGGCGGAGCCTGCGACATCCCCGGTGGAGATGCCGAACTGGACCGCGGAGGCGACCGAGGCGGCGTTCACGTCATCGGCGTGGCGCTCCTGCTCGGCGCCCACGAACTGGACGACGTTGCCCATGGCGGCGCCTTGCTTGCGCACGAGCGAGCGCGAGGCCAGCGCCTTGGCGCGCGGGTCTAAGTCCTTGCCGTAGGTCTCGGAGGCTTTCTTCCACCACTCCTCGGCGGCCGCGGTGTAGGCCGGGGCGTTCTCGCCCTGGTACTTGCGCCGGTTCTCGGCGTCCCACTTCAACCACTCGGTGGAGATCTGCGTGTCGACGGTCTCGGCCTTGACCACGGCGTCACGTTCACCGATGCGATCGGCCACTTCACTGACGGCACCGAGTCCCCGTGCCAGCGCCTGGGCACCGGAGGAGACATCGACATCACTTTGGTAAACGGGGCGCAGCGGCTGGGCGCGTACCTGCGGGCCGTCATACGTTGGTACGGTTGGCATTAGGCGCTCCTTGCAAATTCACCAGCGGCTTGGCTAGCGGCGGTGAGGTACGCCTGCCCGGCGTCTTCCTCGCTGTCGAAGAAACCTAAGTGCTGATGTTTGTAGTTCTCGTGCAGACGCGCCTGCCATTTACGTTTTTGCTTGTTCCAGTGCACGCCCTTACACACGGACGTTGGGTTGACCCCCCGCTTGCGGGCGTTCCATTGGTTTTGTTGGCGTGTGCATTCGCGCAGGTTTTCGATCCGGTTGTCTTGGCGTTGGCCGTTGGCGTGGTCGACTTCAACCGGCCAGTAGTCGTGAACAAACGCAAAAGCTAATCGGTGGGCGTAGTAGTACTTTCCGCGCACACGGATGCGCGTGTAGCCGTTTGACCATGCCGTTCCGGCGCGGCGCCCGCCGGGTTTCCAGGCGAATTCGCCCGTGGCGGGGTTGTAGTCCAGCAGTGCTTTTATTTGAGAGATGTCCATATCAGCGGTACCACTTCGATGCAACCTGACCGGCGCCACCCAGCATGGTGCCCATCACGGCCAGCTGACCGTTGCTCTGTGCGGCGCTGGCTTGCGTGCGGTAGTTCTGACCCTGGGCGCGGTAGCCCCAGGCGTCCTTGCGTGCGTTGTTGCGCACGGTGTTGACGTCTTCCTGTGCGAAGAAGTCGGTCTGGTCTTGCAGGTCGGCCGGCGTGCCGTAGCCCAGGTCCAGGCCGTGAGCGGCAGCGCCCACGCGTTGCGCGCTCTTGAGCGCGGCAGCACGGCGCTGCACTTCCATCGCGTCCTGCTCGCCCTTGCGCTGCGCGTCCTCGGCGGCGTACTCGGCCATCGTGGCGTTGTTGCGCGCGATGCCGGAAGTGACCGCAGCCTGGTCGGACTGGGCCTTCATCGAGACCGCTGTCGACGCGGCCATGGCCACCATGGCAATTGTGGTTGGCTCACACATATCAGCCTCTCATCTCGAACTTGTGAAAGGGCTCGCCCAGCGCGCCGTATGGCATGGCCTCGTGCAAGGTGAACCCCAGGCGACGCAACCACCGAACGCTGGTTCGATTCTTCGTGTGAACGAAATTCACCAGGTGTGGGAACGCCTTTAGCATTCTGGCAATGTACTCTGGCGTCATTCGGACAAGGATACGGCTGTGCGCGTCGAGCACCGGGGTGCCCATCATCCAGGGCGAGCCGATCCCGCTGACCATCGACAGCGGTGACACCCCGAGGATGCAAGCGAGCTCGCCGTCGATGTAGGCCGACCAGGCCAGCACGGAGGTGGCCACACAGCGGCGCAGCGCGACCTCGTGGGAGTCGGTGTGCCCGTAGGCGCGCATCTCGGCACGATCGCTGTCACGCAAGTTCTGCGCCAGCAGGACCGCGTCGTCGAGCTGTGCAGGGACGATCAGTACATCAGCCACCCGTCTGCAGCTCGAGTGTCATGGACAACACGGTGAGCGGCAGCGGCAGATCCTGACGCACGCAGATCGCACCGTCCTGGTTCCAGCTGGGGTCGACGGACAGCGAGAGCTCACCGTCGCGCAGCGCGGGCGGCGAACCGTAGGGGTCGGTGATGGCCCGTGCCGGGTACTCGCGCAGGCGGTCGAACGCGGGGCCGGCCTTGACGACCGAGGACTGGCTCACGCGCAGGTGGACCTTACTGATGTTCTTGACCGTGCCTTGGCCCGCAGCGCCCATGCCCTCGATGGCGAGCGGCAGCGTGCGGATGTCGGCGGTGATGGGCAGGCCGATGTGCACCACGCTGGCGGCGGTGCCGAGCGTGACTGCACCGCCCGTGACGGCCTGGCGGGTTTCCACGGCGCCGTCGGCCAGGATGTCGACGGTCTCGCCTTCGAGGTGGTACAGGCCACTGATCGTGGTGACCGGGCTGCCGCTGTAGGTGAGGCCGGAGTCAACGTAGAACGCATCGGCCTGGGCCGTGAAGATCCGCGTGCGCAGGCGCTCCACATACCGCACGTCGCGCCCGTTCACCGTGCGCTTGACCACCACGTAGAGCACGTCCTCGTTGTCCTCGGCCACCGTGCAGCACGACTCGAAGGTGCCGTCGGTGTCGTGGGCGTGCCAGCCATAGACCTGCTGGTCGGGCACGTAGGTCATGCCCAGTAGCGTGCCGTCATTGCGGATGCCCCACAGCATGGGGTCGGGGGCGCGGGCGTAGGCCAGCTGACTGACCCCGTAACCGTTGAACCGATGCGGCGCCATGATCGAGATGTCGATCGAGCGGTACATGTTGGTTTCCCAGTTGTAGGCCAGCTCCCGGATGCGCGAGCCTTGCGCCTGCACGTAGAGCACCGAGCCCGAGGTCACCACGGGCTGCACGTTGTTGGCGCCCGAGTACCCCTGCGGTTTGATCGACACGCTGGTGGGCGTGATGGCCGGCGCGCCGTCGGCGAATATGCGGAACTCGCCACCCTGGGTGAGCGCGATCAGATCCGACAGCGGTATCAGGTGCCGGATCTGGTTGTTCTGGCTTGATGCCACGCGCAGCTCCATCCCGTCGGCATCGCGCGAGGGCAGCGAGCTCGTCAGGTTGGTGTTGGTGCCGGTGCGGGTGGCCCACATCACCTGGGTCTTCAGGTTGGTGCCCGCGAACCAGCGGCGCTGCTCGTGGTAGGTGGTCGCTGCCGGGTAGTCCCCTGCCCCGCTGTTTAAGTCGATGATGTCCTCGGGCGGCGACTGGGTGGTGTCGGGCAGGATGTTGTCATCGTTCGCGCTCAGGGTCGTGGTCTGGCCCATGTAGCCAAAGCCCCCGCCGCGGCGCTTGTAGACGTAGTAGCGGCTGGCGCCGGTGACGGCCAGCCAGGAGATCGTGTTGTAGTTGCCGGCGATCGACAGGTCGTTGGAGACCGTGGTGCTCGCCGAGGCCAGCGACTCGGTCACGCCGTCGGCGGCCACGGCCGTGACGCAGTATTCGCACGGTGAGGGTTTGCCGGCGGTGGGTGCGGTGACGGCCACCGAGGGTGCGGCCGGCGCGGAGAGTGTCGGCGCAAACGACACCGTGGTCAGTGTCCAGTTGGTGGCGCCCAAGCGCTTCAATTCGCTGGCAGCGTAGCTCGGGTGCGTGATCGTGATCACGTCGGAGTCCTGCGCGTAGTGCAGGTCGAAGAGATCGGTGTCAGCGTAGCTGGTGCTGATCGTGTAGACGCGCGCCGCGGTGGTGCCTGAGGCGGTGGTGGCCACGCCCCACAGGTCGGTGGTGGTGAACGTGTCGACGCCGGTGGAGGTGACCTTGTGGTAGCGCCCACCGATGTAGACCCAGTCGCCCGTGCTGTAGCCGTGAGCCGTCACCGTGACGGTCGAGCCCACGATGGACACGATCGCCTTGTTGGCCTCGAGGAGTGTGGCGCCGTCGATGTGAAAGCGGATGTACTGGTGCCCGAACTCGAGCACCACGGTCTGCGTGGCGCTGAACGAGAACGGGATCAGGCGCACGGCGCGCGTGGAGTCCTTGGCTTCGTTGATGAACTCGAAGCCGGGGCGCCGGGTCGCAGGTCCGTGGGGCAGCGTGATGAAGTTGCGCGCCAGGCTCAAGCCGGTCTGGTACTTGGTGAGGTCCAGGCGGCCGGCGAGCTCGGGCGTGATCTCGCCCCCGGCGAACGAGCGGAGCAGGTTCTTGACGCTCATGCCCGGGCGGCCACCGAGGATGGCGTGAAGTCGTGGGTGCTGGAGCTCGCATTCGCCGAGGCCGTGGCGGCGATGTCAGCCAGGGCCATGGCGCGCTCGCGCATGGCGTCACCCACTCGCGTGCCCTCGTTGCCCTTGATGATGGGCCCGGCGAGGTAGGAGGCCAGCAGGTAGGACAGTGCGCTGGTGAAGCTCGGGGTGAACTTGGTCGAGTCGGTCACGTCGCGCACGTAGACCAGCACGGCGTCAGGCTCGTTGGTGTAGAGCACGTCGCCTTCCATCTCGAAGTCGGCCGAGTCGGCGTCGTTGGGGGAGTAGCTCGCGTCGTCCTGGTTGAAGACGGTGAGCGCCGACATGGGGCGCAGGATGCGCTTGGGCGCCAGGCAGTCCGAGGGCAGCGCGTAGGCGTAGGCCCAGCTGGTGCTCGCGTTTGTGACCTGGGCCAGCGTGGCGCGCTTCAACACGAAGCGCCAGTTGCCGGGCTCGATCATCTCGGTGCGCGCGATGTCGTAGAAGGTCGCGCAGTGACCAGCCTCGACGCTGCCGTCAGGCGGGCTGATGCTCGAGACTCTGGCCTCTGAACCGATGTGGCTCAAGGCCACGTTGCAAATTTGGACTACGCTAGCCATGTGGTTTCTCCGATGGCGTCCAGTTTATGGACACCATCGGGGGACACGGACACGTTACCGGCGACGCAGCCAGATCTGGCCACCGCCGACAAGCGTGCCGGTGTACTCGACGCCGGTCGGCCCGTATTCCACGCCAAGCCTCACGTCGGCGGGGCTGGGCCAGACGAGACCCACGACGTAGCCATCAATGACGGCGGAGGCGGTGATCGACTCCGTGCGCGCACTGACCATGACCTGCGTGGCGCCCATCGCTTCGGCCACCGCAATCGCCTCGGCCAGCGAGTTGGCAAAGATCTGCCCAGCGCTGAAGGTGGCGTCGAGCGTGATGCTCTCGGAGATCGTGGCGGTGAACACCTGCGCGCTGGTGAGCGTGTCGCTCAGGGTGACGGTCTCGCTGAGCGCGTTGGCGAAGACCTGCGCGCTGATCAACGCGTCGGCCATGGCCAGCGCTTCGGCCAGGGTGTCGTTGTAGGTGACGCTGCCACCTGTAACGGTTCCCGTGTAGTCGTCCAGCAGCGTGGTGCTCTCGGACAGCGTGGCCACGTAGACGGCCACGCCGGGGCCGGCGTCCGCTGGAGTGACGGCCTCGGTCAGCGCGTTGCCGAACGTGGCAGCACCGGCGTAAGCGTCGGCCGTGGCGACGCTCGCCAAGTGCGTGTTGGGGAACGTGGCGGCGCTTGCGTAGGCATCTGCCGGGGCTACCGATTCGGAGAGGGTGTCGTTGTAGGTGGTGCCACCTGCGCCAGGAATCAGGACATCGGCGAGCGTGGCGTCGAGCGCGACCGACTCGGTCAGGGTCTCGTTGTAGGTGGTTCCGCCCGAAGCGGGCGTGAAATAGTCAAGGTCAAGGAGGTCGCCGCCTTCGCGCAGGTCGAATTCGGCGGATGCGCCACGTTGACTACGCAGGTCATAGTTGGCGTAGTCAACGGCCATGCGCTACCCCTGAATAATCTTGCCGAAACCCTTGACCGTGCCAGTGGATGTTGCAGTCGCAAGCATGATGCCGAACAGGCAGGAGTTGTTGCGAATCTTGGGCAGGCCAAGCTGCGCCCAATCGAACGTGGCCGATTGGTTGGCTACAGCGCCAGTCCAGAGCAGCGTGCGCTGGCGTGTCGCCGTGACACCAAAGTTGCCAGCGGTGGCGGTAGAGGCAGACAGCGTGACCGTGTTCACGCCCTTGATGTCTAGACCGCTGGCGTGGTTGCTGATCAGCTTGATCATGCGGCTTGCGCCGATTGCAGTTCCGCCCACAGCAATAGCTGCAAGATTGCCGGTGCTGTTATCGCTGAATGTCACGTTCACCGTGGCGTTGGAAGCAGTCGCGCCAGTTGCGGTGTACCACTCCAGCCACCATGTCACGTCCGAGTAATCCGCTGCACCCAGTCGGCTGTCGCCTACAGGGCCACCAGCGTTGATGGTGCCGAGGTCGATACCGACCGTCTGCGCCGTGGTCACAGTGCCGCTCAAGCCGCCCATGTGGGCCAGCCGGTCATGAATCTCAAGGTTGGTGTTGGCGTTGCCGGTGGTCAGCGTGTGCCAGCCGAGATACCCCACCGCAGGGGCAGTCTGATTGGTGATGGCAATGGAGCCCAGCAGTGCCGATGTGCAGTAGGCCGCAGTCGTGGGGTTAGCCCCGGCAGCAGGCAGGCCCGTTGCTTTCCAGAGGCTGGAGTAGCCACCAGAGACTTGGCCTGTAATGGTGGCCTTGTCCCACAGAATTTTGTCGTGCTGGTTGCCCAGTGCACTGATCAGCGCGTCACGGGTGTCGATGGTCATGGGGCCAGCTCCAGGTAGATGGCGTCAAACCCGCCGTGCTCACCCAGGATATAGGCGGTCGTGCCGTCGCCACTGTGGACGACGTCAGTGATTGTGTAGGCATCAGGGAAGGATTCGTTGAACGGCGCCTTGACCGTCACGATGTCACCGATACTGAACATGGCTTAGGTCGCCGATACGGTCAGGGTCACATTCAGTGTGTCGCCCGATACCACCGATCGAGACACCGCGAAGTCGCCCGCGCTGTACAGCGTGCCACTCGTGCCCGATGCAACCGAGCACACGAACGCGCCGGCCACGGTGGTGGGGCCTGCCAGGGTGATGGAGTAGCTCACGGCAGTGGCCGTGTTGCTGCCACCACTGGTGGTGCCGAAGGTGATCGCCGAGCGGTTGCCGGTGTAGGGCGTGACTTCAGCCCAGGCTGCGTGCGAGGCCAGCGTGTCGCCGATTGCTGCCGCGCCAGCGCCCTTGAGGCCCAGATACCAGGCAGCGGTGTATGCGCTGCCCTTGAAATATTTGTCGATGATGTCGGTCTTGCCGACCGTGGTCACCAGGTTCTCGTACTTCTCAGTCCACTTGACCTGGCCGTCTTCGCCGATGCACTCCACCTCGTAGGTGAAGTACGGACCAAAGCGTTCTTTGTTGTCCATGTTGTGTTCCTTAGATCGACTTGCGGCCTGACATCACCACCTTGAGAGCGGTCGTGCCGTCGCCACCGAATACGCGGGGCTTGAGGTAGATGGGGAGCTCGACGATCTGCTTGAGCGCACCGCCCGACAGCGTGAGCGGTTGGCCCGAGGTGTCGGTCAATGCGTGATAGGTCACGCCGTCGTTGCTGCCACCGATGGTGATGCTGGCGCCACCGAACTCACCAGACACCTGGATCGCCCGGTCGGAATAAACGGCGAGCCGTACTGGCTCGCCGTCGTCATCCGCTGCCATGTTGTCCCAGGTCGTGACCGCTACGTCCGAGGAGGTCTCGAACGGAAAGGTTGTGACCGGGACAACCGTTGCCATCGCTTAGGCCAAGACGTCGTTGAACTTCTTGGCGTCGGCGGTGCCGAGCTCAGACAGCGCCTTGGGTTCCGGCTTGGCCGGTTTTTCCTTGGCGGTCTTTGCTTCGGGCGAAGCCACGGGCGCAAACCACGAGCCTTTGGTCCCTTGCGGGATGTCGAGCTCGTCGCCTACGCGCACGCGGCGCCCGTTGTAAAACGCTGTTTTGATGGCAACGATTTTCACGGGCTACTCCTTAGAGCTGGAACGGTGCGTCAAACGACTTCTGGGTCACCGGGGACGGTGTCAGGTAGGCGTTGATCTTGCCGGCCGTGGTGGTCGTGGTGCCCGTGGTGCACAGGATGCCCAGGTAGCGCTCGTAGGTGCCCTTCGGCAGCTCGACCTGCAGCAGGGTCTTGCCTGCAGCCAGGTTGGCGTTGGTGGACGCAGCACCCGTGGCCTGGGACTGGGTGTTGGCGTGCAGCGTGCAGCTGGCAACAACGCCGCCACCCAGGGTGGCGAGCGAGTCGGAGACCAGGAAGAACTGCACCGTGCCGGCCACACCGCCGGTGATGATTTCCGTGTCAACGGAGATCACGGCGTACAAGCTGTCGACGTCGTTGACGCCGTCGGTGCCCAGGTCGATCACGTCACCGATCAGCGCGGTGCCGGCGGCAGCGGCCACCGATACGGCGTCTGCGAATTCATTGCGTTCGTCGAGAATCATTTTGATGTCCTTTCAGTGTTCAGGGGTGGGCTTAGACCACGCGGGTTTCGGTGTTGATCAGCGCGTCGGTGCGACGGACAGGGATGTCGTCGAACGTCATCACGCGCTTGCCCGACACGGATTCCCAGGTCAGGTTGGTGGACACCTTTTCCAGAATGCCCAGGCGCAGCTTCTCGCGCAGGTTGCGGTTCATGTAGAAGCACGCACGGCCCTTGCCCAGCTGGGGGATACGCTCGGCCGCCTGAATCATCCAGGTGATCAGGTTCTTGGTGTTGGCGATCGTGTTCAGCTCGGACACGTCGATGTTCGCGATGCGAACAAAGTAGCGCCAGTCGCGGATCGTGAGGCCTGCGTCCCAACGGTAGTGGGTGCGGTAGCCTTCCATGCGGCCGCCCGCGCCGTCGACGTTCTCGATGGTCACCTGGCCCTTGTCTTCCATCTGCAGGCCGCCCTGGCTGCCCTTCGGGTAGATACCGAAGCCAGTCTGGGGACCCCACACGCACAGCCAGATCGAGGTCAAGTCACCGCCGGCGCCGCTGAAGGCGTCGATGATGTTGTCGGCGTTCTGGGCAGACAGGGAGTTGAAGCGCGGTGCCAGGCCGGTGAAGGCTTCGGGCTCTGTGCCCTCGTTGCCGTAGAACAGGGTCTGTGCCTGCTCCTGGGCCATGCCTTCAATGTGCGCGGCGTCTTCCGACAGACGGAACGCAGCGGTGTTGCCGTTCAGGTCGGCCAGTGCCTTGTCGACTTCGGCGTAGGCTTCCAACATACCGCACGAGTCAGTGACCTGCGCGGTGGTGGACTTGCCGGGCTGCACGCCGCCGTACAGCTTGCGCCAGGTCGGAGTGGGCAGGCCGGTGCGCACGGTGGTCTTGTGGCCGGTGGGCAGGTTGCCTTCCTGCCAGCTCATGTCTTCCAGCACAGGGTTCTGCGCGGCCATCAGTTCAACGATGGAGTCGATCTTGCCGTTGGGGTCCAGACGCTTGGAAACGTCCAGCAACGTGGGGTTGTTTACTGCGAGGGTTGCCATTTTTTAACCTTTCAATTCATGGAGGGGAACATACGTTTTGCAATGTCGGTCTCGGCGCCCTTGGGGCTGCCCGGGACAAACTTGTCTTCGCTGATGGCTTTGCCGGCTTTGTAGAACGCCTTGATCACCGCGGGGTGGTTGCCCAGTCCCGTGGAATTCAGCACGTCCTTCAGTTCAGGCGTGCCGAATGCGTCCATCGCTTTGCGTGCAACGGCCAGGTTCTCGTCGAGCTTGTCGCCACCGATCTCTGTGTCGGTCTTGACCTGTTCGACCCAAGACTCCACCAACTTGACGTGCGCTTCGGTCTGACGCTGGGCCATCTTGGCTCCGACGTCGGCGACCTTTTGCGCCGTGGCTTGGTCGAGCTTCAGTTCCTTGGCAATCGCAGAGAACTCGTCGGCCGCGGCCTTATCGAGCTCAATCCCTTCCGGCATCTTGTACTCGTAGCTCTCTGGGACTTGGGGCTCGGGAGCCTTGTCATCCGCATTGGGCTGCGCGTTCGCGTCTGCCGCAGGTGCGCCTGCATTCACATCAGCTTTATTCGGTTCCCCGGCGTCGTTGGAAGGTGTGCCGGTCCCCGCATCAATAGGATCACTCATCGTTGCCCTTGTACTCTTTGAGGAGTTTGAAATATCCCTCGGGTGCAGCCTCGAGAACTTCCGCTGTGAAGAACAAACCGATGTGCCTCTTGCCTTCGTTGAACGCCATCAGGGAGCCTGAGTGGTTGAACGAGGTTCGATTGACACCGGCCTCCTCCAGCAGACGACTCACGATGCGTCGCCCTTGGGGGTGGGCCATCAGCCACTTCAGATCGTCAAGTTCCCTGCGGCGTCGTTCGCGTGCCCCTGCCTCGTCGGCTTCGGCCTCGCGCTCCAGGCCCCGCAGGTCCGTCGGGTCCGTCGTGTTTGACTTGGTCGCCATCCTAGTGCGGTGCTTTCATCTCACGGACACGCTCAGACCGCGGAGGCCGAGGGCGTGTTGTAGCCCATCAGTCCGTTCATCACGTCCTGCAGGCCCTGGGTGTTGATCTCGCTCGCGGTCTTGGCGCTGTCGACCATCTGCGGTGCGGCAGCGGCGGCCTGCTGTGCGGCCATCTGTTGCGCACGTTGCGCACGGTTCTGTGCGACCACCTCGTCGGCCACGATGATCTTGGGATTGACCCCGTACATCTCGCCGTAGTCGTCGACGACCTGGTCGAAGTCCACCTTGTCCAGCACCTCGGGCTTGAGGGCGGCGAGCTGGCCGACGGTGCCCAGCAAGCGGTCGACGCCTTGGGCTGCGACGGCGCGTTGTGCCTGTGCCAGCACGCTGATGAACTGCACGTTCAGATCCACGCCCTGCAGCTCGGGCGGTGCCTCGGGCAGGATGCCGGCCTCGTGCGCGTAGTCGAACGCCATGTCGATGAGCGGGCTCAGGAGCTCGTTGTGCAAGCGCTCGAGCACCGGGCCCAGCATCAAGAGCTTCTCTTCGTGGCGCTCGGCGACTTCGGTCGCGGTGATGCCAGAGCGCGAGTCGTTGGCCAGCATCATGAACAGGTCGGCGTAGTACGCACTGCGGATGCGCTCGCGCACGTCCTGCACGTCCAGCAGCAGGTGCTGCAGGTTCAGGTTGACGTCGAACGCCGAGCGCACGCCGGCGCTCTGGCCGTTGCTGTCGACGTAGAACACGCCGCCCGGCAACCTAGCCTTGGCCGATTCCTTGTAGCGCGTGGGCACTTGCAGCGGCGGGTTGACCTGGTAGTCGATCGCCTGGCCCTTGCGCAGCTGTTGGTGTTGCAACTGCTTCACGTCGCCCAGGCACTCCATGCCGGGGCTGGTGCCGTAGACGTCGTTGCCGGTCACGACCCAGCGCGGGGCCAGCGCCGGGAAGCGCTTGAAGCCGGATTCGCTCAGGTACTTGTCGAACTGGTCCTTGCCGGGCTCCATGTAGAGCGAGGCAAAGCGCATGTTCTTGGCATCGCGCTTGGTCAGGTCGCGGTTGCGCCGAGGCTCGATCATGTGCACCACGTCGACCCACTGGTCGTAGTTGCCGCGGTTGTAGAGCGAGCGCACGGTCTCGCTGCAGTTCTCTTTGCCGAAGCGCTCGACCATCTGGCCGACCGTCATCTGGAACTCGCGGCACAGCGTGTCGACCATGCCCTTGTCGTTGGTGGCCAGTGCGTACTCACCCACGGTCAGCGGGTAGTGGTGCAGCACGTTGTCGAAGTCGGGCAGCACGATGCTCGAGCCCGTGCCGAAGAGGCCGAGCTCCTCGTAGATCGTGTGCAGCGCGCGGTAGGTGTTGGAGGCGGAGAAGATGGCGCGCAGCAAGGCGGCGCTGTCGTGCAGCCAGGCCTTGACCGCGGGCGACTCCATCAGGTCCTTGTCCTGGATCTCGAGCTTGAACCACGGCCGGGCCGGGCTCGTCATGCCCGACATCAGGCCGGCGGCCAGGGTGCGGGCGCCGAACACGGCGGTGTTGTCCAGGATGGAGTTGGCGCGCTTGTCGCCCTTGTTGCGATCGGTCACGACAAAGCGGCCCGCACGGGGCTGCTGGTACTCGCTGATCTCACGCCAGTGCGTGATCCAGCTCGAGCGCTCGTTCCAGAGCGCCGCCTTACGGGCGAGTACGCGCTGTCGTTTGTTGATCGGTTGGTCCATCACCCACCCAGCAATGTGCTCTTGCCGGTGTTGAGCGCGCTGGCCGCAATGCCGGTGGGCCCGGTGAGCAGGGAGCCTGCACCCATGGCGGCGCTGTTGCGACGCTGGCGCATCATGTCGGCGGGCTTGGCCGCGTTATCGGGCTGCTTGATCTCCTGGGGAGGGGGCGGCGGCGGTGGCACGCTGGGGGTACTCATGCACATGGTGCGAACTCCTATCAGTTCGCGGCATTGTGCAAGGCGGCGCAGCGGTCACGGACACGCTACAGGTTGCGGTAGGGGTCGTAATCCAGCGAGCTCTCGGGCTCGCGCAGTGCGCGGATGGCGCGCACCTTGGGCGTATCGATCAGCGCCAGGATCACGGCGGTGGCCCGGTCGGGGCTGCGGCCCACGCGCTCGATGATGTCGTCGCGGCTCTCGACCTTGATCGTCATGCCCGACATTTCCCAGCGCGGTGCACAGAGTTCGGCCAGCAGGTCCTTGTCGTCGGGCAGTGCGATGCCGTTGTCGGCCTGCGGGTCCAGTGCCTCGCGCATCTGCCACCACAACTGGCTGCGCAGGTTGAAAAACGACAGGCGCCCGGACTTGTCCAGGCTCGTGGCGCGCTCGCTCACGTTGACGCCGTAGACGTCCTGGCCTGCGGAGTTGAGCACGTCGTAGGGGCTGGCGCCGACACCGATCACGTCCAACTGGATCGGTGCATGGTCGCGCCGCTCGCCGATCACCAGCCCGGCCACCACGTTGCCGTTGGGGGTCTCGCTGCCTGGGTAGACCTTGAGCTTGTCGAACCACAGCGTGGTCTCGGGTGCCTTGTGGCGCGTGGCGATGATCGTGTTGTCCTTGCCACCGCGCGCCACGTCCACACCCATGGCCATCATCTCGCCGCGGGGGTTGCGCTCTTTCCAGCGCGCCATGGCCATCTCTACCCACTTGGTGGGTACAACCTGCCAAGGGTCATCTTCCATACCCGCCTCGAAGTCACCGCGCAGCATCTGACTGCGCAATGGCTCGGGCAGCGCCTGCAGCTGCGACATGTAGCCGGTCGACACGAGGAACGGGTTGTCGGTGATGCGCGAGGGGATGAACGTGCGCGACTCGGGCTTGATGATCTCCTCGGGCAGGTGCGCCAGGATGTCGAAGTCGTAGACGCGCTGCCCGGCTTCGAGCACGAACATGCGCGCATCGTTGTCGGCGATCCACACGTCCTTGCCGGTCTCGGGGTCGACGTACACGTAGCGCAGCACACCCGGGTCGGTCGGGTACAACGGGTGCTTCTTGTTGAGCCAGGGCGCGAAGAAGTCGATCACCCAGCGACCTTCAGCATTGGTCGGTGGGTTGAACGTCAGCAGCGTGCAGGTGCGCTGCCCGGGCCGCGTGGTACGCACCCAGCCCTTCACGAAGCGCACCTGGGCCTCGAGGAAGTTGGCGGCCTCGTCGATCACCAGCAGGTCCTTGGGTCGGCCCTGGTACTTGGTCTCGTCGCCCAGGTTGGGCATGGAGTTGAATTCGATTTGCCGGTCGTCGCTGTCGCGGTACACGGTGGGCTTGCCGTTGATGTCGGCGCGTGAGCCCACGATCTCGGCCAGGCGATCGATGATGCCGGTGAGCTGTGGGCCTTCACGTCGGAAGATCTGCGTGCGGTAGTGCTTGGTGATGGCCAGCCCCACGGCCAGATCCGTCTTGCCACCGCCGGCAGCGCCACCGAACCCGATCACATCCGCCTGGCTCTCGTAGGCCATCTGCTGCGGGCCTGGCAGCGGGCGCCAGCGCGCCTCCTCCAGGTCGGCTGCCACCAATGCGTTGAGCTCCTCGCGCTCGGCTGGGGTCAGGTAGCGCTCGAGGTCGCGCGCCTCTTGTGGGGTCACCAGCGGCCCTTGCTGGCCCCATCAAGCCACAAGAGGGCGGCAATGACTGCAGCCGCCAGGCCAATGATGTAGATCGGTTCGATGTTCATGCGGCCACCTGCTGTTCTCCGGGCTTCGCAGTAACGGGAGGCAGCGGCTCAAGCCAGTCTTGCGCGAAGTCGGCGGTGGGGCCGATTGCCCCGTACTCGGTGACTATCTCGCCGACGACAGCAGTGCATCGCCAGATTCGTCCCAGCTTCGAGTGCTCGCCCTGCAGGGATACCACGCGCACGGTCTTGCCGACGTTCAGGCCGTCGGTGCCGCCTATCACTTTGCAAAGAACACCAGCGTAGATTTTCATGCCAGATCCCCGAACTCGTCGGCCTCGATCTTGCGCTGCTTGGCCATGGCCAGCAGCTGCGCCACGCGCGCACTGCGCTTGGTCTCATCGATCACCACCGGTGCGCCCTCGGCGCCGGTGAGCTCGGTGCGATCCGCATAGACCTTCTTGCGTCGGCCCTTGAGGTACAGCGCCAGCATGGCGTCGCTGTGCTTGCGCACGGTGAGCGGGATGGGTTGGCCATGCTCGTCCAGCGCGATGCGCCAGCGTTCCTCCTCGACCTCCTCGCCGGTCTCGGCGTGGCGGTGCTTCACCGTGTAGCGCTCGTAGCGGTAGGCCAGGCGGCCCTTGTCGATCACCGGCTCCTCGTAGCCCGTCACGGCGCGCCGGTAGGCCTCCTGCTCGGCCTTGTCGATGCCTTGCTCCATGGCGTCGTCCCAGGCTAGGGCGAAGTCGGCATCGGCCTCACGGGCACGATAGGCGGTGCTGCGCTCGATCTCCACGGCAGCGCAGGCGTGGGCTACCACAGGCACATCACGCAGTGCTGCCAGGAAGGCGGGTTTCCAGTCGAAGGGGTGTTTGGCCATGGTGTGCAATTTAGCGTGGTGCTATTCGGTCACGGATACGCGAACGATCCGTGCAATGGGTTGGCCGCGGCGCCGGCCAGATGCGATGTGCGCGATGCAGGATTTGCTGACGTCCATCTTCTCGGCCACCTTGGCCAGGGACAGACCCGACTCCAGCAGTTCCAGCACCAGCTCGACCTCGCTGTCCAGCAGCTTGGCTCGAGGGTGTGACTCACCGACCCGGCGGGAGTTTTCGTTCAGTGCGACCAGTTTCTGCATTTTTTGCACGCTCCTATGCCAGTTCGTTGAAATCTGCGGATTCAGTTCTTTTTGACCCCGCAACATTGCAACACTGCAACGTCCCCATAGGGTGACGTTGCGTTGCGTTGCAAATTTTGTCGCTGCGCAACGTGCAACGGGGTGCAACGTTGCACTGTGCGTTGCACGTTGCAGTGCCCAATCCGCACACGGCTGCAAGTTCAGCGCGCAATATTGCAACTTCGGCCTTCAGCTCCTTGTTCTCCGCACGTAGCTTTTTCATGTACGAATCGCTCGTGTGGGGGCTCCCGAGCGGTGCCAGCGTTACGTTCAGGTCTGCCTGCCCAGACTGCACCAGGTGTGCTATCCACCGGCTTTCAGCCTCGTGCCGAACCGCACCCTGCGGGTCTCCGACCTCCATCTCCTCCAGAACGACGGCATGAATCTCCAGTGCCGACAGTCGCATCGCGGCCAGCCACCCTTCTTTCGGGGTGACCGCCCTTGCCTTGGTGCTGTGCCAATGGGAGTACAGCCTGTGCTCAATGCAGACCGATGAGCCCACGTACCTGATGCGCCCTGTGTGCGACTCGACCAGGCCGTAAACGCCAGAGGTGCCACGCCCGCCACGGCGGCGCTGCTCCCCTGACATGGCGCCTTCTAGGGTTATGGTTTTCATGTGGCGACCTTTCAGCAAATCGTGATGCAGCCATCGTCAGCGATCCAATAGGGTGCATCGTCCCCGGTGGTCAGCGCCTCAAGCGCACGGCGCGCCCGCTGCTTGCGCGTGTCGCGCTTGTTATCGGTCGGTGCGTCCAGGCGCTTGACCGCCTCGGCCAGCACTGGGCCCACCTCGATGCCACTGTTCTGGGCGATCGCGTACTCCTGGATCACAGCGTTGACCACTTGCTCCACCGGGCCCAGTTTCTTCATCGCAATGCCACCCACGGCCGGCAGCGCTGCCTCGATGACCACGCAGCTGGTGATGGGCTCCAGATCCTCATCGACGCCGACCTTGACCACCTCGAGGTCAAAGCCCCACATCTGGCCGTCCTCGCCGTCCTTGCTCTTGGTAAGCCTCAAGCTGCGCCCTGCGACCTCGCGCACCACCTCGAGCTCTGCATCAGCGGCAGCACGCAGACCCGACCAGCCCCGCGCCCCTTTGCTGGTGTCTTTGCCCGCGTGGTGGATCAGGATGACCATGGCGCCCGTGGCCTCGTGGATGCGCTTGCAGTGGGTGAGCGCCTTGCCCACGTCCTCGCCCGCGTTCTCGTTGGCGCCTGGCATGACCTGGGCGAACGTGTCCACGATGATGATGTCGGCCCCACCCCACGCGCGCACCGACTTCACGATGTCGACCGCGTCGGCCTTCTCCATCATGTTGGGCGCGGCGTGGATCACGCCGAAGTCCATGTCGGCCAGGTTGAACCCGTGGTGCTGGCCGTAGGCTGTCAAGCGCTTCCTGAAGCCCCCACCGCCTTCGGCCGCGATGTAGGCCACCCTGCCCTTGCGCGTCTTCTTGCCGCGCCACGGGATGCCTCTGGCGATCGCTGCGGCCATGTCCAGCGCAATGAACGACTTGCCCGAGCCGCTGGCGCCGTACAGCACCACGAGCTCGGCCTGGGGCAGCACGTCCTTGATCACCCAGGTCGGTGTGGCGCCTTGTGAGAACTCGTGCGCAGGTATGACACCGAAGCGCAGGGGTTTGTCTGGCGCTGGTGGGGCGTCGACCAGGTCCTCGAACTCATCGGCGCCGGCGGGGCCGTTGAGGCTGATGCGTGCGCCGTACTGGTTGGCCAGGTGCACCAGGCTGCGCCCGGTTACCTGGGTGCCCCCGCCCTTGCCGAACGAGCGCCAGCGGTCCTCGTTGTACTCGCGCGAGCTGTACTTGCCCGAGCCCATGCACCACTCTTCCCAGATCTCGAACCCGGCGCCGCTGGTCTCGCAGTGGATGGCCATGCCCACCATCAGGTAGTCGTCGTAGTGCAGGTCGGTGGGCAGTGCGGCCAGGCACTCCTGAATCTGCGCCGTGGTCAGGCCCGCGGGCTCCCCACTGGTGCCGGTCTCCAGCGGCTCGGTGCTGCGCGTGAAGCGCTCGGCGTGCAGGGCACGCACGACCTCGGGCAGAGGTGCCACGACGTCGTCATTGCCTAAGAGCTCGGTGATGTCCAGCGTGTTGCCGGTGAACGTGACAAAGCCCCGGGTGCTGAAGCACTCCATGCCGAAGTCGGTGTTGCGAATGGATTTGCCGTTGCCCAGGTCGCCTTTGAAGAAGGCCCGGATGCCCTGGCCACTGGGGGAGAACTCGGCGTAGGTGTCGCCCAGCAAGGCCTCCACCTGGGGGTGGATCTTGCCGTCGGTGATGCAGTTGTCGAAGTCCAGTGCACAGATGCCGAACGACTGCAGTGCTGCGAAGCCCACGCCGTCGTAGCCCCGGCGCGCGGCAGCGGCCTTGGCCGCGTCGAACGTCACGAGGTTCGCTACATCCTTCGGTCCACCTTGTTCACCGTGACGTTTGCCGCCGTTGGCGTAATACGGAACTTTGCGGGGTTTGCCGCCCCCGGGGACGGCCTCGAAGCGCCAGATCACCCAGGCGGGCAGATCACGAATGGCAGCAGGGGCTTCGACGTTGCGTAAGTGTGGGGTGATGTGTGCAACGTTGCTCATGCACTACCCCAGGCGTTGATGGACATTTGGCGCTTTCAAGAAAGGCACCTAGGTGGAGGCTGGGCGAAAGCGCCAACCTCCCCCGCGTGTACGGGTTCCCAGCCCCCACCTAGGGGCACACGTTAATTTCGGTTGGCGCTCAGACTTTAGCAGAACGTAAACGGCGCTACACCTTGACGCCGAACTTGCGCAGGTAGACCCCGCTGAACTCGACCTCGCCACGGGCCCTGGACAAGGCCGTGAACTCGCACACCCAGTGCATGCGCTCACGGCGCAAGAGCACGATGACGTTGCCGCTGGGCAGCAACACCCGCATGCCTGAGTGCAGGGTGGTGATCACTCCTCGTACCGCCCGTTGGCGGCCATGAGTGCTGCCACGAAGAAACCGACCATGAATCCGGTCCACATCCCGAACAGCAACGTCATACCGAGCATCAACGTCATACCGGCAGCTCCATTTGGCGGGGGTCAACAATCGGGAAGTCCGAGACCACGGCGCGCGGTCCCAAGCATTTGGCTGCGTACTGGCAGCTACGGCAGGCCTCGCACAGATCCGTGCGGTAGACCTTGGGCAGACGGCCCTTGCTGTGCTTGTGCATCTCGGCGGTGGCCGCCTCGATCGCGCCCGCTCGAGCTGCGCTCGCATCGCGGTGGCCGCCGGCGTATTGGTAGAGGTTGCCGCGGGTCGTGCCGACGTGGCGGGCCAGGGTCTCTTGCTCGTCAGCGGTGGCCGCAGCCATCCAGGCCTTCATGGGGGTAATGGTTTTCATTCTGTTACGTCCACGTAAACGGTCGTTGGGGTGTACGGGAAGGTGATAGGAACCAGGCTGTCCTTGTTGGTGTAGCAAGATCCAGAAGGTTCGCGGAACACCCTGCCGTCCAGGTCATAGGCCTGGCCGTCGAAGCGGTCGGCACTCTTGAATACATGGCTGCAGCGGTTGTTTTGGAATACACCCGGACCGACCTCGTTCCACTCGCTGTCCTCACCGGTCAGCGGTCGCAGGGGCTTATACGCAAGCAGCTTGTCCAAGCACTGGCGGGCGTAACTAGCACTGAAGCCGCTATGGCCATGCGTGCCAAACACCAAGATCATCTCGCGCAGCTGCTGGTTCATCAGCTCCTGCATTTCGTCGCCATTCGGGGCGGGGAGCTCGCGGTCGGCGTGGGCGAGCAGGTTTCCTGGCTGCTGGCGCAGAACGCGATAGCACAGGCCGAGTTTTTGTTTAAGGTTCATGGCCTGCAGTTTAGCAGTCTGTAAAGGGATTGCAGCAAGCTGCTATGGTTTGCTACCCTGCGCCGTATGCCCATCTCCGTGTACAAAACGCGCCGGGAAAACCTGCGCAAGCTGATGACCGAATGGGGTGGGCCCACCTCCCTGTCCAAGAAGCTGGGCCACTCCAACGGCAGCTACATCGCCCAGCTGGCCGGGCCCCACCCTTCCAGGGAAGTGTCCGAGAAGGTCGCCCGTGAGATCGAGGCCACGCTCGGGCTGCCCACCGGCTGGATGGACCAGGCCCACGACGGCAACCGCAAGGTCGACGACGAGACCCTGGCCATGTGCGTGGGCGCGGTGGCCGCTGCGGTTCGTGATGCCGGTCTCAAACCGGATTCCAAGACCTATGGCACGCTTGTACAGCTGGCCTATGAGCACACTAAGCTCACGGGCCGCGTTGACGAAAATTACATCCAACGGCTAGTGAGGTTGACAGGGAAATGATGACCGACCAAGAGATCAAGCAGCGCATCGCCTACCTGGTAGAGCACGGCGGCATCTGTGACGATCCATTAGTAGACATCCGCAGAGACATTCGCATCCTCTACGTCCTGCTCGGCCTGGTGGCCGTGTTCGAGTTCATCGAACTGTTCATGTAATCGGTTGCGTTGCGCCTAAAGACCCGGCTTTTCAGTCGGGTTTTATTGCGCCAATGTTTTAGCATCTGCTACAATTTGTCCATCAACAACGAAAGCACCAAATGGACTACGCAGCAAACCTCGCTCTCTTCCTCCTTGAAAAGACCGGTACCGTGTTTGGCCGCTGGGTGGGCAAGCTGACCGCTACAGAGCAGCGCGCCCTGTTTGGCCGCTGCATCGGCAAAGGCCGCATCGTGATCGACGGCGAAGAGGAGACCATCAGCAACTTGGTGTCGGTCTGCTTTGGCCGGGACTACGACTACCGAAACGTGACTAAGTGGGGTGTGCTGTGAGCACCACCAAACGCCTGACCAAGGCCTTCAGCGATGCCATCCCGTTGGGCCCACACCCAGCCCCACACTCCGAATGGATCTCGGTGCGCCTGGACTTTGTGCAAGAGGCCATCGACCACCTTGACTGGCTGGAGAAGGGCAATGCCGAGTGGCGCGCCGAATACCAGCGCACCGCAAAACATGCAGAGGCAGCACACGCCACGGCTCGAGTCGCCATCGCCCATCTGGAAAAGGTGCTCAACGGTTGCCGCAACGCAGTCGAGCAACAAGCAGCAGACACCGCAGCACGCGACTGGCTGGCGTCGATTGGAGCCTGATCATGGCCATGAAATTCAAAGCCCTCATCAACGGCGAGCGCAAGGAGATCCCGGCGCGCCGTTTCTCCCACTACGTCGACAACGTCCGCTTCTGGTTTGCCGTCCACCCATCCACCCAGTTCGTCGGCCAGCTCACCGTGTCGCACTGGGAGTCGGGCAAGGCCGTGTGCCACATCGACAACCTGACCCGCATTGCCGGTGTCGGCATGTCGGACCCCGACCTGGGCCGCGCCCAGATCAACAAACTGGTCGGCCGTGTCGGCGCCATCAAAGTTTCCACCACGCTGCGCGAAGCAGAGAAAGCAAGCCAATGAAAACAACCATCCAAGAAACCCCGGCCTACCGGCTGGACATCGATCTTGAGCGCGGTGCCCATGGCACCTCGCTCAAACTGATCAGCTTCGTGCCGACGGCACGCCGCCCCGAGGAGCAGGTCAAGTTCCAGGCTTTGCTGTCGGATACCGAGCTAAATAAATTGCAAAAAGTTTTGTCTGAAGCTGTAGCAGACGCTACAATCTAATTTACCAACCACGAAAGGAAATGCTGTGATCCAAATCACCCTCAACTTCACCTCGATAGAGGCAGCCCGTGCCGCCCTGCTCGAGATCCCCGAGAGCTCCCTGGTAGCAAGTGCTACGCCTGCAAAGGTGGAAGCCCCAAAGCCTGTAAAAGCGGAGGCCCGTGCTGCTACCCAGCCTGCCCCCGCGACGGCTACGACGACCCCGAAGGCTTCTGCGAAGGCCGAGACTGCTGCGGAATCCCCTTCTGAGGGAAAGCCTGCTGCAGCGGCTACCCCCGCTGCACAGCCTGCTTCTTCGCCGAAGCCCTCCGACTCAGTCGACTACCCTACTTTGCAGAAAGCGGTGTTCGCCCTGGCAGGCAAGAGTCGTGAAGCTGCTGCAGCGGTTGCTGGTTCCTTCGGCGTGAAGACGTTCAAGGAGCTGCCCGAAGCCAAGTGGGCCGACGCCCTGGCCGCCGTGTCCGACAAGCTGGCCGAGCTCGAGGCTGCGTAATGTCTGAAGCCGCCCACTCCCTGTGGTCTGCCTCGAAGTTCGAGAGCCTGATGCTCTGCCCCGGCAAGATCGTGCTCGAGGCCGGCAAGCCCAACAGCACCAGCAAGTACGCTGCTGAAGGTACTGCTGCGCACCAGGTACTGACCTGGGCGCTGCAGGAGGACCGGCCCGCCGCTGCTTACATCGGCCGCGTGATCGAGGCCGATGGCTTCATCTTCGAGGTGGACGAGGACATGGCCCGCCACGTCCAGGTCTGCGTCGACTACGCCGCGGATCTCAAGGGCGACGACGGCATCGTGTTCGCCGACATCCGCGTGAACTACGCCCAGTACCTGGACACACCAGAGCTCGAAGCCTGGGGCACCGCCGACGTGATCATCGCCCGGGGCACCGAGCTGATCGTGGTCGACTTCAAGTACGGCATGGGTGTCGAAGTCTCGGCCGAGAAGAACCCGCAGATGTCGCTGTACGGCCTGGGCGCGCTCCAGCAGTTCCACGGCGTGGTCGCCGACTTCGATCGCGTGCGCATGGCCATCAGCCAGCCCCGCATCAAGACGGCGCCCAGCGAGTACGACATCACTGTCGAAGAGCTCGAGGCCTGGGGCCGTGGCGCTGCGCGCAGTGCTGTGAACAGCTGCAAGGCTGCGCAACTGAGCAAGGACCACGCTGAGTTCGACGCGACCTTCCTGCGCCCGTCCGAAAAGGGCTGCAAGTTCTGCAAGGCTAAGGCCACCTGCCCTGCCCTGCGCGCCGAGGTTGCCAGCACTGTGGCCCTGGAAAGCTACGCCGCAGACCCTGAAGAGTTTGCCGACATGGAGCCGCTTACACCGACCGGCGCCAGCGACGAAGCCTGGCTCGCTGCGTGCCTGGACAAGGCCGACCTGATCGAGGACTGGGTCAAAGCTGTGCGCGCTGAAGTTGAGCGCCGCCTGCTGGCTGGTGCTCCGGTGCCTGGCTACAAGCTGGTGCAGGGCAAGCGCGGTGCACGCCAGTGGTCTGACGCGAAGGTCGCCGAGGAAACCCTAAAGAGCATGCGCGTCAAGCTCGAGGACATGTACGACTTCAAACTTATCAGCCCGACCAGTGCAGAGAAGCTGCACAAGGCCGAGGTCATTGGCCCGCGCCAGTGGCCCAAGGTCCAGGCGCTGTTCACCCAGTCAGAGGGCAAGCCACATGTGGCACCCGCTACCGATTCTCGCCCGGCTTTGGTGGTCACGCCGGTGATCGAGGACTTCACCGATGTGACCACCGCTGACGATCTCGCTTAATTTTTCATAAAGGACTTTTCACTCATGGCACAAACTCAACCTATCGGCCGCATCCTCCTCAAGAACGTGCGCCTGGCGTTCCCCAACCTCTTCGAGCCCACCACCGTGGCCGGCGAAGGCAAGCCCCGCTACAGCGCCACGCTGCTGATCCCGGCTGACCATCCGCAGATCGCGGAGATCCGCAAGGCGCAGGAAGCGATCGCCGCTGCCAAGTGGGGCGCCAAGGCTGCCGCCATCGTGCGTGGCCTCGAGAAGCAGGACAAGCTGGCGCTGCACGACGGCGACACCAAGAGCAAGTACGACGGCTTCCCTGGCAACTTCTTCATCAGCGCTGCAGCCCAAGAGAACGCAGCGCCGACCGTGATCGACCGCGATCGCAGCCCGTTGTCGGCCCGCTCCGGCCGCCCCTACGCTGGCTGCATGGTCAACGCATCGATCGAACTCTGGGCCCAGGACAACAACTACGGCCAGCGGGTGAACGCCCAGCTGCGTGGTGTGCAGTTCTATGCCGACGGCGACAGCTTCAGCGCAGGCCGTCCGGCAGACGCTGACGAGTTCGAGGAAGTCACCGAGGGCGCAGGCGCCGACGACTTCGCGTAAGGACACTGCGGGGGCTTGCTCTTCCGCACTTTGACTCACCCACAAGGTAACAAGCTGAGAGATGGGAAACACCGTCCGCCCGCAATCTTGACACGGCGGAGTTTCTGACCAGGGCCGCGCAAGCCCGTAAGTAGACAGCGGTCATCTCTCGGAACGGGTGGTTTTTGTTGAGGGCGCCCAAGTATCTGGGCATGCGCAGTAAGTCCCTGCAAGCGCTCTCACCAAAAACAGAAAGCACACAATGGAAAATTGGAAAGACATCCCGGGCTACGAGGGCCGCTACCAGGTAAGCGACCTGGGCAGGGTGAAAGCACCAGAGCGCCGCGTTCGGTTTGTAAGCAAGGCGGGCCGCGAGGCTTCACGAGTTCGCGCTGAGAAGCTGATGGCCACACAGATCCAGAACAATGGCTATCTGCTTGTGCATCTCATGATGGGCGAGCACCGCAAAGCGTGCACCGTTCACCGCCTGGTGGCTCAGTCCTTCCTACCGAACCCTGACGCTTTGCCAGAGGTGAACCACAAGGACGGGATCAAAACTAATTGCCGAGTCGATAACCTCGAGTGGTCCAGCCGCGTCGACAACAAACTGCATGCCGTCAAGCTCGGCCTCAACACGCAGGCAAAGCCGGTCACAGCACCCAGCGGCGTTACCTACCCGTCTATAGTCCAGGCCGCTCGCGGCGAGCGCGTTCGGGCCAAGACTGCAGCAAAGTGGGTGCAGCCATGAGGCTCGTGTACGGCGACACAGAAACCTACAGCGAGTGCGACCTCACAAAGTGCGGAAGCGCACGCTATGCCGAAGACGACAGCACCGAAATTACCATTGCACAGTGGGCTGTCGGGGATGAAGACCCGACCGTCTGGGACTGCACAGCCAAGGGTCGACCCCAGGCGTTCATCGACCTGCTGCTGGCGCCAGACACCCTGTTGGTGTTCCACAACGCCGCGTTTGACATCGCCGTCATGCGAGAGGCGTGGGGCATCGACATCCCGCCCGAGAAGTTTCTCGACACCATGGTCAAGGCCCTGGCACACGGCCTGCCTGGTTCACTCGACAAAATCGGCCAGATCGTCGGCCTGCCGCAGGACCTGGCCAAGGACAAGCGCGGGCGTGAACTGATTCAGCTCTTCGCAAAGCCACGCCCAAAGGGCAGCAAGCTGCGCCGCGCCACACGAGAGTCGCACCCGAAAGAGTGGGATGAATTTTTAAGCTACAGCCGTCAGGACATCGTCGCCATGCGCGCGATCGACCAGCGTCTGCCCAACTGGAACTACCGTCCAGGCCACGCCGAACTGGATCTCTGGCACCTGGACCGCCGCATCAACGACCGAGGCATCGCCGTCGATGTGGACCTGGCGCACGCCGCGATCGACGCGGTGGCCCGTGAACAGAAGCGCCTGAAGGCTGCAGTGGTTGATGCAACCGACGGCCTGGTCACCAACGCATCTCAGCGAGACAACTTGCTCGCGTACATCTGCGCTGAGTACGGCGTCGACCTGCCAGACATGAAGGCCGACACCGTGCGCCGGCGCCTGGAAGACCCAGACTTGCCCGAGGGAGTGAAGCTGTTGCTGTCGATCCGACTCGAGGCCACGAAGACCAGCACCGCCAAGTACGCCACGCTCACCCGCGCGGTGAGTAGCGACGGGCGCCTGCGTAACACCATGCAGTTTGCCGGGGCCTCGCGCACTGCGCGCTGGGCGCACCGCCTATTCCAGCCGGGCAACATGCCCAGGCCTGACATGAAGCAGGCCCAGATCGATGAAGGCATCGACGCGCTGAAGGCGAACTGCGCCGACCTGTTCTTCGACAACGTCATGCGCCTGACGGCCAACACCGTGCGCGGCTGCATCGTGGCGCCACCCGGCAAGAAGCTGGTGATCTCCGACCTGTCCAACATCGAGGGCCGAGGCCTTGCGTACCTGGCCGGTGAGCGGTGGAAGCTCAAGGCCTTCGCCGAGTTCGACCAGGGCATCGGCGCCGACCTGTACATCCGCGCCTACGCTGCGGCCTTCGGCATCCCACCGGAAGAGGTCACCAAGGCCATGCGCCAGATCGGCAAGGTGATGGAGCTGGGCCTGGGCTACGAGGGTGGCGTCGCTGCGTTCCTGACGTTCGCAGCCGTTTACGGCATGGACCTCGACGAGCTCGCCGAAGCCGTGTGGGCAGCTGCCAGCGCCGAGTCCATCGCCCAGGCGCAGGGGATGTATGCGTGGTTCAAGAAGCAGCGCCGCAGCACGCTGGGCTTGTCTGAGCGCGTCTGGGTCGCGTGCGAGGTGCTCGTGCTCGGGTGGCGCGAGGCGCACGCCAACACCAAAGCATTGTGGAAAGCCGCAGGCGACAGCGTGCGCGCTGCCATAGCTAACCCTGGCGAGACCTTCCCCATCGGGGAACACCTCAAGGCCCGGCGCGATGGTGCCTGGCTGCGCATCCGGCTGCCCAGTGGTCGCTACCTCTGCTACATCAATCCCAAGGTCGAGGAGGACGGGCAAATCACTTATTTTGGAGTTAATCAATATTCGAGACAGTGGGGTGCGATCAAAACGTATGGCGGCAAGCTCATCGAGAACTGCACCCAGGCCTTCGCCCGCGACATTCTGGCCTACAACATGCCGGCCGTTGAGCGTGCGGGCTTTGAGATCGTGTTGTCGGTCCACGACGAGCTGCTCACCGAGACCATGGACGGTGCGCAGGACATGGTCGGCGAGCTCTCTTCCTTGATGGCCACGGCCCCGACCTGGGCCAAGGGCATCCCGCTGGCCGCCGCCGGCTTTGAAACTTACCGTTATCGCAAAGACTAGGGTTTCCCCTAATAGGGAGTCTTTAGCATGTGCTACAATTTAGTTATCGCCAACCAACTGAAAGAGGAAAATGAAACTGACCAACTACATCCGCGACGCATTTATAAACTCTGTTATGAACGACGTGCCAGAGAAAGACTTCCACGAGGAAGGCAAAAAGATATTCGTTAAGCACTACCTCGACCTGCTACCTAAAGAAGTCCAGATGGCGTGGGTGCTGCCGAACTGCAAGGCGTACATCCAGACGCGCTACGCCAGCGTGTGTGGCCAGTCTTTTGTGGTGCCCCATGACGGGTCCAACGGCCACCGCAATGTAGACGTTCCGCTCAAGGCAAAGGACAAGATCGACGCCTTGACCGCGCAGTACAAAACGCAGCAGGACAACCGTGCTGCACTACGTTCCAAGGTCAAGGGCGCGGCCTACGCGTGCACAACCACTAAGCAACTGCGCGAGCTGCTGCCGGAGTTTGACCGCTACTTGCCCGCCGAGGAAGAAAAGACACTGCGCACGCTGCCGGTGGTGCAGAACATCGTGGCTGATTTTGTGAAAGCCGGATGGCCCGCTGGCGCCAAGAAAGGCGGCGCAAAATGAACACACGCAAATACCCCCGCACCATGCAAGAGGCCTTCGGCCCTTACACCAGCCACCGCATAGATGACGTCGAGCGCCCGTTCGATCACCAGGACTCCATCGTCATGGTCGCGTGCGCCATCGCCGTTGCCCTGCTTGCCTTGATGGCGATCGGAGGTGTGCTGTGAGCTGCAACCACGACTGCAAACAGGGTCGGCGCTGCAAGTGCGGCGACGACGATTACGCATGGCTTACTCCCCTGCTCTGGGCGATAGCCATGGTGTACGCAGCTTCGGCCATCGGCTACCTGTGGGGAGGCTGGAGATGAAGCCAGCACCAATGACAGATGAGCAGATCAAAGCGTTTGCTGGCTTGGATGCACCATTCGCCAGAGCCATCATCGCCGCCCGCGATGCACAGTGGGAGCAGATGCTGAACAAGCGCGAGGTCATCAACGATCCCGCCGAGATCCGCCGGGTGTTTGAGATCGACGACGCCGAGATGCCACCGCCTGAATCCGGGTTCATGAAGATATGAAGATATGAAGTGCCCCCAGTGCAAGGCCTGGACCTTCGTGCTCGAGACCCGAGTCCGCGCGAAGGACGACACCACCCGCCGGCGCTACGAGTGCGCCAATGGACATCGATTTACAACTGAAGAAAGACCTGTATGCGTGAATCAACAATCGAAGCACACCTCGTCAAGCGTGTGAAGGAACTGGGCGGCGAGGTGCGCAAGGTTCAGTGGCTGGGCCGCAAAGGCGCGCCCGACCGGCTGGTGATGCTGCCCCTTTGCGGACGCTATGGCCGTGACGGCACCGTCTGCACGTTCTGGGTCGAGCTCAAGGCGCCCGGCGAAAAGGCCAAGCCGCACCAGAAGCGCGAGCACGATCGCATGCGCGAGATGGGCCAGCGCGTCGTGGTGATCGACAGCATCGAGGGCGTCGAGGAGTTGCTGTCGTGAACGCCGTACCCCTGCACCTGTTCGCTGGATTCCGCTACAACCCGGACACTGGGAGCATCATCGGCAAGACGCGCAGGCGAGTCGGGGTGTTGACTAAAGGAGGCTACGTGCAAGTTTCGGTGCGCGTAGCGGGCAAGGTCTACCTGGCCTACGCTCACCGGTTAGCGTTTCATTTGATGGGGCTTGATGCACCCCCGGTGGTAGATCACATCGACGGCGACAAAGCCAACAACAAGTGGGCAAATTTGCGCGCCAGCACCAAGTCGCTCAACGCCCAAAACTTGAAGGGCCCTCGCGCCGACAACGCCGTGGGTTTTCTCGGCGTACACCAAGAACGCCGCACTGGTCGGTTTGTCGCCACGTTGCGACTCGACGGGAAGAACAAGCATGTGGGGTCTTTCGCCTCGCCCGAGGAAGCCTACGCCGCTTACCTATCTGCTAAAACAAAATACCACCCACACAGCACGCTATGAAACGCACTATCCGCAAACTTAACGCCATCGCTCAGGCACAGCTGATCAAGTACATGCTCGAGGGTATTCATAGCTGCCAAGAACTGGCCGAACTGTCGGGCCTCCATGTGATAACGGTTTACCAATACGCCCGCGAACTGCACAAAGCCGGCGCTGCGCACATCAGTGCCTGGGAGAAAGACGCCCGGGGCCGCGACGTTATCAAGATTTACAGCCTCGGACCTGGCAAGGACAAGAAGCGCGAGCGCATGACGCCGGCCCAGCGCCAGGCCAAGGCCCGGTCCAAGCGCCAGCACATCGACATGATGCACAGGATGGCTGCGTGACCCTGCGTGAATACACCCCTCGTGCGTTCGCGCCCCTGGCCATGGACCACTTCAACCAGCAGGCACGCTGCGCGCTCTGGGCGAAGCCTGGTATGGGCAAGACAATTCTCACCCTCACCCACCTGGACATCCTGCACCGCGTGTGGGGCGAGAGCGCGCCGACCCTGGTGCTGGCGCCGCTGCGCGTGGCGCGTGACACCTGGGCCACAGAGGCCGGCAAGTGGCGCCACCTGCGTGGCCTGGACGTGGTGCCCGTCGTCGGCGACGTCGACCAGCGCAAGGCGGCGCTGCGCAAGGACGCGCCCGTCTATGTGAGTAACTACGAGCAGCTGCCCTGGCTAGTTGAAACGCTCGGCGATCGCTGGCCATTCGGCACGGTGGTGGCCGATGAGGCCGTGCGCCTCAAAGGCTTTCGCGTGCAGCAGGGCACCGCCCGCGCCCAGTCGCTGGGCAAGGTGGCGCATAGCAAGGTGAAGCGTTTCGTCCAGCTCACCGGCACGCCCGCCTCCAACGGCCTGAAGGATCTGTGGGGTCAGATGTGGTTTCTGGATGCAGGCCAGCGCCTCGGGCGCACCTACTCCGCGTTCGAGAACCGGTGGTTCGCGTACAAGCGCGTGATCGATGCGATCAGCAAGAAGCCCGGCATCGTGCCGGTGATCCTGCCCAACGCGCACGAGGAGATCCACGCACGCCTGGCGGATCTGTGCCTGACGCTGGACCCCAAGGATTGGTTCGACTTGAAGGACCCGATCGTAAACGTGATCGAGGTCGAGATGCCGAAGTCGGCGCGCGTCAAGTACCGCGAGATGGAGCGCGAGCTCTTCACGATGATCGGCGACCAGGAGGTCGAGGTATTCAACGCGGCCGCGCTTTCCAACAAGTGCCTGCAGATGGCCAACGGCGCCGCCTATTTGGACCCTGAGCGCTACGGCGCCGGCGCCTGGGTGGAGATGCACCGGGAGAAACTCGACGCGCTCCAGGAGCTCATGGACGCCACCGGCGACGATCCGCTGCTGGTGTCGTATGAGTTCAAGTCCGACCGGGACCGGATAATGCGCGAGTGGCCCGACGCGCTGGACCTGGCCAAGGAAGACGACCTGGCCCAGGCCAAGGCGGGCAAGGGCAAGCTGTGGGTCGGCCACCCCCAATCAATTGGCGAAGGCATCGACGGCCTGCAGGAGCACTGCAACACCGTGGTGTTCTTTGGCCAGACCTGGAGGCTCGACCTCCACGACCAGATCATCGAGCGCGTGGGCCCCATGCGCCAGATGCAAGCAGGCAAGGACCGCAACGTCTTTGTCCACTATATCGTAGCCAGGGGCACGGTAGACGCCGTCGTCTTGGCCAGGCGCGATGGTAAACGCAGCGTGCAGGACGCGTTGCTTGAATACATGAAAGGTCGGTGATGAGGGAATGTATTAAGTGCGGAGAAACAAAACCGCTTGATCAGTTTCATAGAAACCACAAGGGCAAGGACGGTCGACGGAACACATGTTCGGCGTGCGTTATCGCCTACAACAAGAACTACGTCGCGGCCAACAGGCAGCAGGTATCCGAACGGATGCGAGCCTACCACCAAGCCAATAGGGACAAGCTGCTGGCGCAGATGAAGGACTACAGGGGTAAGCACCGAGACACCTTGCTTCCTAAACAAAGGCAGAGGGGCAGCGGGTTCAGTGACGCGATGTTCTACGCAACCCTGGCGCAGCAAGGCGGTGTTTGCGCCATATGCTCTCTGGACTTGACGGCGTTGCCGAGAAATAGAATCCACGCCGATCACTGCCACGAGTCTGGCTTACCAAGAGGGGTGCTTTGCCAGAAGTGCAACACCGCACTTGGAGGCTTTAACGACGACCCAGTTCGCCTTAAAAAAGCGCTGGAGTATTTGACTAACCCGCCAACTATGAAAGGCGAGAAATGATTGATGGACCCCGATGCCACGAGTGTGGCGAGCGATACGGCGTGGACAACGTGCATGTGTGCTCCCCTGCCAACTTACTGAAACCGCCCAGCGCCCTTGCCGTCCAGGAAGGCGGCGGCCACTACAAGGATCTGAAGATCCAGCCGATCGAATACATCCACGCGAACAACATCCCGTTCGCTGAAGGCTGCGCGATCAAGTACCTCACCCGCTGGCGCGCGAAGGGAGGCATCGAGGACCTGAAGAAGGCCCGCCACTTCATCGACCTACTGATCGAATTGGAGACCCGCAAATGAACATCACCCTACGCTGTGGAAAATGTGGCCTGGTCTACGAAGGCTGGCGCGTGTGCCCTAGGGGGTGCGCATGAGTGACAACCTCGACATCGCCAGCGACCGCGAAGAGATGGATCGCAACCGCGCCTTGGCGTTCAAGAAACCTGCAGGCCCCTCGCCCACTGGGCGCTGCCTCTACTGCGATGAGATCGTCGGCGACCACCAACGCTGGTGCGACAGCGAGTGCCGAGATCAGTGGGAGGTCTTGCGCACCGGCAAACGCTAGTGCATGCTGCACTGAGTTGATACCCCCGCTCCCTCCCCTCCGAGCGGGGTGCACGATGTAAGTTCTGACCGGCTTTACATTTTTGTAAAGGCAGAATATACATTATGCGTACTAGGAGGAGCATTATTGCGTTAGCGTGTGCTAAAGGTTACTGTAGCAATATGCTTGAGTACGAACAGATCCCCCGCCGCGATTTGGAGCGCCTGCTCGAGCTGATTGGCCAGCTCTCGGTCGAGCGCCAGCTCGATGTCCACCGCACCACGATCGGCCGCTGGCTCAAGGGCCAGATCAAGATCCCCGGCGCCAAGCACCAGGCCATCCGCGAGCTGCTCGGGCACCTGCCCGGGACCGACGGCCAATGGGAGGGCTGGCGCTTCTGGAAAGGCAAGCTCAATTCCCCGGGTGGGGATCAGTTCGATCCTGGTCAGGTGCTGTCATTGATCCTGCTACGCCAGCAGCTCACGGCCCAGCGCCGTGAGATCGTCGAGCTCAAGGCCCGGTTGATGCTGGCTGAACGCTCGGTCCAGGTCTCCGCGAACGAGGACCTGGCCTTCGGTTAGGCCACGCGGACTTGGACGGCGGAAGCGTTGCGGTAGAAGCCACCGATCGGAATACCCCCGGCGGCGGCGTTCGCGTCGTTGGTGTAATTGGCCAACGTCAGCAGGCGGAACTGCCCGGTCAGGAAGTCGATCGTCACCCGTGGGTTCACGTCCCCACTTGCCTTGCCCAGGAGCTGCGAGGCGGAGAGGCGAAAGTTCCAGTCGGTCGCGTCGCTCGCCCGGTTCAGGTGCTCCACCCCCGCGTCAAAGCCCTGCAGGATGGGGTAGGTGCCCGAGCCCTCGTTGCGCAGGTTCATGACCACGTCACTGCCACTGAGGGAGCTCACGCGCGGGTTGATCAACCCACTGTAAGGCGACACCCCTGAGCGCGTGAACGCAATGCTCGAGGCCTTGTAGCCGCCCACGATCAGGTTCTCGTAGCTGCAGGTGACGCTCGCGTGTCCCGTGAACTTGACCGCCGGGGTCACGGCCTCCCAGCGGCAGTTCATAAAGACGTTGTTGTTGCCCGCGATCTCGGCCTGGAACTCGGCCTCGTCCGACTCGAACGTGGTGCCGATGAAGGTGTTGCCGTTGGGCCAGGTGGTGCTGGCGCTGGTGGCCACGTCAAGCGGGATCATCTGCAGGTAGCGCGTGCCGCTGATCGCCGTGCCCTCGCTCGAGGGAATGAAAATGCGCCCGTTCAGGAACGTGTTCTGGTTGGCCCAGCCGGTCGCGTCGTTCTTGCCCTGCAGGCGCACGCCCACCTTGTTGGTGGAGATCATCCCCAGCCGCACGGTGTTGTAGCTGAAGCCGCTGGTGTAGCCGCCGCAATCCAGCCCCACGGCAAAGCCGTAGACGTAGGGTACGTAAACTTCAGTCTCGTAGAGGTTGGCGAGCTCAATGCCCGTGCCCTGCCCAACCCAGCCGGTGGTGGGTTTGGTGCTGTTACTGAGGCGCGGCAGGTTGACCTGGCCGTTGATCTGTGCCGTGGCACCGGTGATCGTGCCCACGCGGATCGCGGGGCTCACGCTGCTCGAGGCGACGGCCATCTCCATCGCCGTCATGTCGACCGGGCAGTTGATGACAAGCGTCGCGGTCAGGGTGTAGGAGCCTGCGGCGCCCACAAAGCGCTGGCCGCTTGCGGCGCACGCATCAAGCGCGGCCTGCAGGGTCGCGGTGCTCGCCCCGGGTGCAGGGGTCAGGATGTCGGCCAGTTTTATTTGGTTCTCAAGTGCATTGCTCATGATCTCCCTTTCGTGGCGACCTTGGCCGCCGAATACGATTCAAAACCCTTGCCCACTTGGCGCAGGCCCGCGTAGGCCCAGGGCAGCGTCAGCAGCAAACCCAGCACGGTCACATCGATCGCCTTCTCGGCGCCGGTGCAGTAGCCCACGTAGATGAGCGCTGCGATCAGCGACACCCAAGACTGGCCAGGGCGCGTGCGGCGCACGAAGGGGTCCTCGGCGGTGTCGCCCGCGCGGATCGTTAGCTGGGTCTGCTCGTGCTCGGCCTGCTTGTCCTTGAGGTCGAGCTCGGTCATTGCACGGATGTGCTCGCGGATGCTGGCCTCCTCCTGGAGTGCGAGCTCGCGCAAGCGGATGACGGTGGTGGGGTCGGTCTGCAACCGCTCGAGCACCTTGCCCGCCTCCGCCTCACCGGTGGCGCCAGTGGCGAGTGCCACGCCCGCCGCCACGGCGCCCGGCAGGTTGCCGGTTAGAAGGGAGCCCACGAGGGCTGCGCCCGTTCCTGCGTTGCCCTTAAGCCAGTCACCGACGTCGGACCATGTCATTGCCATTCGCCTGTCTCCATCTGTTTGGCCATCCGCTTGGCGCGCTCTGGCGTCTGCGTGGCCCACTTGCTCAAAAGCATGTTGTCGGCGGCGGCCTGGTAGTCGCCAGCCTGGATCTTGCCCAGCGTGTTCTTAAACGCGAGCAGCCCTTCGGTGCCGAGCTGGAACGCCATGCCTACCAGCACGGCCTGGCGCGCCCCGTTCAGTTGCCCCAGCCAGGGCAGCGCCTTGGCCACCTCGGTCGTCTTGCGCTTGATGTCGTTCGCCAGCAGGAAGTCGATCTCCTCGTCCGTGAGACCGCCACCCTTGCGTTTGTCGATCAGGCGACCGACGCCGATCGTCCAGTACCCGAGTGAGTCCTGGTAGGCGTGGGTCACACGGCCCTCCTCGTCTTCGAGCATTTGGGCCAGGTTCATGGCTTGTCGGCCTTGTTGTTGATGGCATGCAATAACTCAATGTGCCGCTTGTAGGAGTCCTCACGGTGGTCAGCCATCACCTTGGAGAACTCTTTTCTATCTGCCTCGGCGTTTTGAAATAGGCGCTCGATGTGCCCGGCCAGCTTGTCGCTGCGGCGGCGCTGGTCGTCTTTCACTTCAGTGATCGCCGAGTCCACGTACTTGTTTGCATCGTCACGATTCTTTTCATGTGCCCGCCAAAGATCGTCATGCTCTTTCTGGTTGCGTAACCACGCCCAAGAAACAAGACCAAATAACGGCGCAGAAAGCCACTTGATGATTTCGCCAAGAATGGATAGGAGGTCGTTATCTGGTGAGGTCATTTTTCAGCCAGAGGTACGGTAGTCAGGAAGCGCAGGCCAGCGGTGGCCACGCCGATGGCCAGCAGCGCATACGACTGCTGCGTGGCATCCAGGTTGAACAGGCCGATATAGCTGTTGGCTAGGCCCAGCAGGGACAGTGCCGTGCTGAACAAGACAGTCTTGGATTTGGCAAGTTGGATTAAGGTTGGCATGGTGAGTCCTCTGGTTAAGCTGCAATTGCGCCGAATGTTTTCCAAGTACCAGGTACACCTGCAGTGGTGCAGACCCAGCCGATAGTCCCAGCCGCTGCTGGCGCAGTGTTGTAAACAACGTCACCAACTACCCAGCGATTTGCCACAGGAGCAGCACTTGCGTACAGCGTCACCTTCTTGGTGATGTCATCGAATTGGATGTTGGAATAGGCAAGATACCCACCGTCATAGACGCCATTGCGCCAGCCTTGACGATAAGGGCCACCGGAGAAGGTGCCGGTCACAGTGTTGTTCTTAACCGTGCAGCCATCTTCAACGTTGATGCCATACAGGCCTGTTGCTGCAACGCCAATGATGGTGTTATCCACCACCATTCCGCTTGCTGTTATTCCCATGTTGCGCGTTGCGGATGCACTGCGGCCAAAGTTATAGATTGAATTGCCACTCACACAACCCATGGTCGAGTTGGAGTAAATGCCGCATCCATCAACGTCTTTGATAATGTTTCCACAAACACGGTGAGATACAGATGTGCCGCCAGCGGTGTAAAGGAATATCCCTTCACCCTGGTAATTCACACCGCCGTACACCATGCCCTGGATGCGGTTGTTTGTAACAACAGCGCGAAGGGTTCCACCGTTAGAGAAAATGCCAGAGATATACGGCCCACTCACCTCGTTGCCGTCAATCGTCACCGCCGTAGTGTTGGTGAATACGATGCCAAGTCCGCTGGTGCTAGAGGACGCACGGAAGATATTTCCAGTGACAACGACATCAGAGCAGCCCTGGATGTGAAGTCCATCGCCAAGGCAGTTATCGATCACATTGCCAGTGAAGGCACCACCGTCGATGTTCGCAACACCATTGGACTCGCAGGAAATGCCGTCGCCGTTGTTCAGGTTCGTAATGACGTTTCCGGTGACCGCCACATCTGAGCAGCCGAGAGTCCAATCCAGGATCGTTATGCCGTGCCACGACTTCGCGGTCGATGTGTGATTGATCCGGTTGTTGGCGATCACCACGCGCGACACCTGGTGCATGTCGATTGGTGAGCCAACCGATAGTGTGGCGTTTGTGAAGAAGTTGAGGAACGAGTTGCTGCTGACATCAATGTTGGATGACTTCCAAACCATCACACCAGCGCCAGCGAAACTGGAGAACGAGCAATCACGAACAACAAAACCATCGATGCCAGAGTTGTCATCCCAACCGCCGACGCAGATGATTGCCCCATGCATGTTGGCGTTGGGGACAGTTGACCCCGCCACACCAGTGTCGTTACCGTCGAAAGTCAGGCCATAAAAGCCGATGTTGGAGCTTGCCAGGCGCGTGCCTGGCGCCGCGAAGTCGGTGCCGGAGAAGTTCTTGAAGAGCGGCGTATTAATACCGGCGTACCCAGTGCCAATCTTGATCTTCGCGCCGTAGCCGATCACCGTCAGGTTGTCGCAGAGGTTGATCTGCGAGTTTAGGTAATAGGTGTAGCCAGGCGGAAAAACGATTGCCCCTCGGCCTAGAGTTGCAACGTAGTTGATCGCAAGCTGCACTGCTGCCGCGTCGTCGGTTACCCCATCACCCACAGCACCAAACCTGGTAACGCTCACGGTTTCGCGCAGCGCTGTCTGAACAGTTGTTGCAACAGCACCTGTGCCTGCGGGCAGATAGCTCACGTCCTGCGCGTCAGCAGCTGCAACCACCACACCCTGGCCATAGCGCACCAGGATCTCGGCGCCCAGGCTTGGCGCCACGGTGAACACCACGTTCTGGCCGACCAGTGTGTGGTCGACGTCTGGCACATAGGTCTGCCCGTCCACGGACACGTCCATGTTGCCAAGCGTGGCTGGGTCGGACTGCAGTGTGAACTGCGTTGTGACGCCGTCGCCAGTGAACGTGTCGCTC